TTTGCCGGGGTCTTTCTGTTTGTCACATGTCTGATATTATTTCACATATACATTTCCATCATAATATGCTGCAATCCATCCAGACGGTACCAGAATCCATATATCGCTACCTACATTCTTGATAGCCTGGCACGTTACCTGAGTACCTGCATCCAGGCATCCATCATGATCTTTATCATGTCTCCGTCCGTCCAGTGTCAGCTGGCTGTAGCTCTTGGTTGGGCATCCTGTTCCTGCTCCTGTTCTCACTTTCAGTTCAACCTGCAGAGCGTACACTGTTCCCACTTTGTAGGTCGGCGCCTTGTTGGAGCTGTTTCCGGAATTTGATCCAGCCTGTCTGATATACGATGAATCTACAAAACCATAAACCTTTTTAGCAATCAGGATATAATACCAATCATGGCCGCTGTTGTCCTTGATCGTATCGCAAATATCCACCAGGTTTCCTGCTCCCAGTACCGGCCAGGACTTGATGCTTGTGGAGCTGCCTGCCCAGGTCTTAACCGGAACATTGTCCTGTGTGATTTCTCCCACCCACTTCGGAGTCTTATTGATTCCTCCGGATGCTGATCCGCTGGAAGTCGTTCCGGAGTTCGTTCCAGAATTAGAACTGTTTCCTTTACCGGTTGCTTTGGATGCATAGTCAGGTACTCCGTATCCACGGATATATCTGCCGTTAATTGTGATCTTTCTTGTACCGACCAATCCGCCGCCCATGTTGCACTCTCCTATTAGAATCTCTCTGGTGTTCTTATTGACCTCCAGAACGATTCCAACATGATCCGGCCAGCTTGTACAATCCGTTGTTGCATAATTCGTTCCATCTTTCCAATAATAGAACACGAAATCTCCAGTATCTGGGATATATGCATCATTTTCAACCCACCGGCCCATTTTCTGGAACAGCTGAATCATATATCCACAGCTGCACTCTCTTGGAATAATGTCCGTGAGTCCGGCCTTGATTCCCGCTGCAGATGCTCCTGTTGCACAGTAGTCATCTGTTGGTTGTACTTTGTACCCTCTGGCCAATGGCAGGCAGCTATTGTATAAGTTGATAATGACCATGTGTGATCTATCTGACCGTTTCAGTCCGATCCATCCTCTCATGTTGTTTGCTACCATCTGTCTCAATTCATTCTCTGTCATTCCTGCACTCTCCTTTTCTTCTCCTACATACTGCTTGATCCATTTCACACAGCACTGATGTCTGGACTGATACATCTTGTCTCCGACCTGGTTGTTGTTTGATGTATCCTGCTGATCCAGGATCAATGATGCATAGACGCTATCCGGCGTGTACGGTTTGGCCGCACGTCCGAAAATTCTTTTTGTCGGTTTCGGGCCTCCCAGGTGTTCAATCTCGCACCACATCATCTGAGCCGGTACAGTATTGACTCCGTATGCCACGGCCTGTTTGATGTATGTCTCCATCAGCTGCTCAAACAGCTCATCCTGGCATTTCTTTCCGCTCGGTGTCGTGATGATTGCGATCAGCGCCGCTTTCTCTGTTGCAGATGGATTCCAGCCGATCGCCTCCCAGTCCTGGCTCAGTCTGGACTCAATTCCCGCAGTGTCAGCTCCGCGAAATGCTCCTGGATCCTCTTTCAGAATCATCTGGCAGAGTTTTCTGGCCTCATTGCCATAATTCTGTGCCCAGCCCAACGTGCAGGTTTTTTCATTCGCTGAGTTTGCTCTCTTTCCGGCGTATGCTTCGTATCTACGTTGTCCATATACCTGTCCGCCAGACTCTACTGCTCCAATAATATTCGTCAAAATTTCAAGCTGCTTTTTGTCCATGATCTTCCTCCAATCAAAGAAAAAAGGGGCGGTTTCCCGTCCCCTATTCCTGTTATTTCTCTGTCTCATCTTCGATGCACGCTGCATCTGTCAGACCCTCTCCGATGATGTACGCCACCACGGATGCTCCGGCCATAATCAGTGCTGTGACCTGTGTTGCTGTGTTCTCAGCTCCACCTGTGGCCACAATCATCATGCTCACGAAAGATGCAACTGCAGTCCACAACTTTCTACTTGTCAGTTTTCTTACCCAGTCAATTTTCTTCATTTCTATGTTCCTCCTCTGATTTCTTTGTTAAAATCTCTATTGCCTTTGTGATCTGTGGCGGCATCGGAATCCCCATCAGACCCGCATTCTCCACAATGCTGATAGCCTCATTGGAAATAAATCCGATAATCACGGCGTCACGTATGTATTTCACATGGATCAACATATCGAACCGGTACGCCATCAGCACGATCAACAAAATCACTGCTTTTCTGCAGAGTCCTTTGAATCCCGCCTTGCTTTCCAGTGCTCCGTTTTTCGTCTTTGTAGACTTGTGGAACACTCCGGCCACAATCAAGCCAGTCAGGTAGTCTATGCCGATCAGAATCATCAGTGTCTGCAATCCTGTATCCCAACCACCCAAAAGTGCTGCTATGAATCCGCCGACCATTCCAACCGTGGTGCATAACTGCTCTTTCATCATCTTTCTACACCTCCCCTCTGCCCTCATACATCATCCACATCGTCCACATCAGCGTATGGCCTGCAGTAGTATTCCGTTATATCCAGCTCGTCCTCAATCTGTTCCAGCGTCTTGCTGCTCTGTCCTCTGATATACAACCGCAAGTCCGTGATGTGCGACCATAGCCTTGATATAATTCTCAGCTTAGTCATCATTCCTCTGTGATCTCTCCCATTCCGGATCTAACCAGAATATCTTTCACTTTTGTCTTTAAGAGACGTGGAACCCTTTCATACATTTTCTTTGCGTCCTCTACTGTCTCCTGGTTCATAATTTCCTGTGCCCATAACATTGCCATCATTGCAATACCATCCTTTCCTGTACATAATAAAAATAAATTGATTAGTAACTTACGCATAAACCGCCTCCGACATTTCCAGCAGGCATGATTTCAGCATCCTGATTGTTTCTTCCTGCTCCTGAACCTTTTGTTCTAGTGTCTTTTCTTTCTGTGGCTCATATTCCAGATATTTCTCCGGATTCTTCTCCACAGCTTCACGGTTTACGTTTTCCGCTTTTTCCCGGAACTGGTGGAAATCATATTCCCAGAACGTATCTGTCACAGTGATATACTGTTCTTTTTCTACCATCTGCTGATTTTCTTCTGTAACTTCCTGCCCATTGAGGCAGATTGTCACGTCCACCATTCCGTTATCAAGCGGCTGCCAGCTGACCGCCGGCTGTTCTGTTGTGAATCTTGCTTTCAATGCTTACCCTCCTTTTCGCGTATTTCATCAGTTGCTCTATTCCATACTTCTTTTTGAAGTGATTGGAATCTGAATTTTTGAACCACCCATAATATGAAATGCAGCGGTACGCCAGATCTAGTGCTATCTCCATACGCCGCTGCACCTGTTTCCTCAATCTCAGATATGCCCGTCTTGCCCGGAGGAATATGCTCCGGCGGACTTCTGTGTGGTCCCTATAAATTTTGTAGCCCATCATATCAATGCAATCTCCGTGATGCTTTCCATCTTTTCCGATATAGTCAACCTGGAACAGTTTCCAGTTCGGTTTTATCTCCAGGCCCAGCTCCTCTCTGAAAAATCGGATCAGCATGAGCATGGCCTTTTTGACGTCTGCCTTTCGTGGTCCCAGGATCAGGATATCGTCCATATAAAAGATTATTTTATAGAACAGTCTTGTCCGTTTCTCCTGGCCACGTCTTTTCTGCACCTTAAAGAGCTTTTGCTGTGCATAGTGGTAGGCAAAACTGAGGTAGTAATTGCATAGCCACTGGCTCAAATATGAACCGATGAATAGCCCCTGCTTGTACGATGCAATCAATGTCTCCACTAAATAAAGCAGGTCATCATTTTTGACCTGCTTTCTCAGAAATCTCATGAGCTTTCTTGTGTTAATAGATGGATAACAGTGCCGCACATCTGCCTTGGCTCCTGCCCTCGTTTTGTCCGGATTCTTCCGAATCCATCTCTCTATTGCATTCTTTCCGTATACCTGGCCACGGCCCGGCACACTAGCGCATTGATATTTTCCTATCTTTCTTTCAAATAATTCTTTCAGAGCATTGACAGCTACATAATTGTATATCTGCTGTTTTATGCTCTCCACGCCTATCTCCCTGAGCTTTCCGGAGTTTCCGTCATACCTCATGGAGTAGTGTATTTCCGGGAAATGAACATCACGCTCCTTGATTTCCCTTGCCAGATCTTCCGCTGCTCTTTCCAGCAACGGGTCCACATTGCTCCTTTTCTCCTGGATCAGTCTGCTCACAGCCCTGACGGACAGTGGTTGACCGGTTTGGTATCCGGCCAGGAACCCTGCCACATCACGCCGTTTCCATTTATCTGAAAAACATTCCAGCATACAGGCCATGATCCAGTCTTTATCCAGTCGTATATTTTTACAGTATCGTTTCAACTGTGAGTCCTCGTTTCTTGATACAGGAGTTTCCGGTTTTTCTACTCACTCCGCGTCATGGCCTACTGCACCATGCGCCCGTCCAGTCAGGCTCCTTGGCTCCCAGCTGGGCGGTGTGGCTTCAATCGTATTTTGGGGATATGCCCCACGCACCTGCTTTCCGGTGGCTCCGTTCCTACAGAGCGAAATGTAACGCTGAAATTCAAATAAATTTCAAGAAAATCCAGAGACGATATTCCAGTTCGTGTTCGACCAGCCATTGTTCGCATTCAGAATCCAGAGGCCAGCACCCGCGCCACCGTCCAAACCGCCCAGCGCAAGCCACTCTCTCTGTCCAGATGTTCCTGTATCTGTATACAGCGCATCAGCAAATCCAGTGGTTGAGCCTCCGCCTACTTTCGTAGGAATCATGATGCCCAGGTTCAGATCTGTTGTTTCTTCTGTGATATATTTCCAGGATGCCGCTGTATAGGCCACCTGTGCGATAGCCTTTTTATAATTTGCCCGCACCGTTGCAATGTTGCTGGACAGTGTGCTGGCATCCTCGCATACATAGACATCTCTTGCCGGATTCCCGTCCGCACCGGTAACAATATCCATGACCACATTTCCCAGAACCTCATAGGCTCCGATACAGGTCTCAATGCCCTGGATCTTGTATGGATCTTTTCCATTGGTGTTGCTGTTCGGAGATCCATCTGAGCCGGCCACCTCATCAGTTGCTCCGCTGTGCCATGGCATTGTTGTGATCCATGTGGTCAATGTCGTATCGAATGCCTCCGGAGCATCCACATATACTGCTGCATTGCTGTCATCCACGTCCTCAATCTTTGTGACTTTGACGCTGTATGCTTTGTTGTGTATATAGGAAAAATACCGGTCTTTGTTTGTGTTTGAACCAACGTCTCCGATGGAAACATATGAGCCGATCACATAACCAGCCGCCTGTGCCTTTGTTAGTACCACTCTCATCACTCCGGTTTCTTCTACCAGGTTCTGGTTCTGATTGCTGTATGAGGTACATCCGGCCATGATGCTCTGGCTGTGTGTGGTTGCATATTTAATAATCATCATGAGCTGTCTATAGAACAGATCCCAGCTTGTCGTGCCGCAATAGTGACCGCCCAGCTTGTGCATATAGGTTATCATTCCGGTGTAGCTGACCGGATTTCTCGCCTGTGTTGCCTGGCAGCCATTGGCCGGTGCCAGGCCTTTTGATGAATACGGCACTCCATCAATGTCTCCCGCCGCATACTTAGCATGGATCATGAATGGACTGATTGTTCCGTCCGGATTGATAGATTCTTTCATCGGATACGGTGTCAGCTCTGTCTGGCTGTCAGAATAATGATATAGGACTGCCTCGGCAGTGTCCTCGATACCGAACCAGGCGCTCATTGTAACCTCTCCGACCTGCACCTTGCCGTACTTGGTAAATCCAATCTGGCCCTCCAGGGCATCTACATGGTTGAAACCATTCTCGTCTACAGAAAAATTGCAGGTAAAATGATGAAATAGGCCATACTGAGCATAATCATCTCTGCCCTCTGTTCTTCCCGCAGATGGCTCCGCAACCATATTCTCATTGGCATTCATTTTCACGCCCACAGGGCTTGTGGAGGTCTCCCATTTATAAATCTTTGTTGTGAATACCTTTCCGTTTCTCCTGAGTGCAAAATAATTGGAGAGTGCATTTTCAACGCCCCCTCCGTTCTGCTTAATCAGATCAATCTGTGTCTGGCCAGCTGTTTCAATTTTCGTGACGCTGGCTGCTGTATTCTGTTTCAGATCTTTTGACGCCTGCTGTGCATTGTTCAGGTCAGTCTCCAGTCCTGTTTTGATCTGGTCAGCATTCTGGACCAGATTCTGCATGGTTGTGATGTTTTCTCCAGATGTTTTGATACTTGCGTCCAGTTTTGTTTTGGCTTCTCCGGCCGCTGTCACATCTGCCTCCAGACTTCTTTCTGCCTGTCCTGCTGCCGTGATGTCTGCCTCTAATGTCTGCACCGTCTTTGTGGCTGTTGTATTTTTTTCTCCCAGGCTCTTGTCCAGGGAGGTTGCTGTTGTGTTCTTCTTTTCCAGGTTTTCCGCCAGTGTAGTCCCTTTGTTCATTTTAGCCGTCAGGTCTTTCTGGACTTCCTTGGCCTCCTGCAAATTACTGTTAAATGCCTGCTGTGTCTGCTGGTTTTTTGTCACGTCTGCATTGATTGACTTTTGTGCCGCCTGGATGTCTGCCTTTGTCTGATTGTATGTATTATTCTCATCAGACACCTCATTGATTGCAGAAACAATCGCAGCTCTGACGTCCTTTCCTTTCTTGGCGCTGGCAATCTGTTCCGTGTACTTCCTTACGTCTGCCATGTTTAACCTCCTAATTTCATCGTATGGGCTGTATCTTCCAGAGCTACCGTTTCCAGATCCTCCGGATGTCCTGGTCTCGCAAGCCTTTTTTCTTCCGGTGTCTCTTGCCAGATATCATATCCTTGGACGCAATACAGCGCCAACTCATACGGTCTTATCATTGTTGCTCTGTTGTTTTTCTTCGCTGAGAATGTCTGCATTTTTGTCTCCTCCCTTTATTCCAACTTTTTTCTTGAAATCTTCGATATCATCCACCTCTGTTCCTGATTTTGGTTGCTGTTCTTCCGTTCCTGTCTGCTCCGTATTGGCTACCGCCAGATCAATCTGTGTTTTCATCAATTCCTGTGCGTATTCTTCTGACTTCATCTGCCTCATGTGTGACTGGATTCTATCCAGCACCTTATCCATGAGACTCGGTGGAATTGCGTACTCCTGCATATATGCCAGCACCTGTGCGTCCAGTTCTCCTGCTACATTATCCAAAATTGCTCCTACGTTCATGATTCTCCTCCTATCCCATCAATAATCCATTTCTATAGGTTTCATCTGTCCACGACCATTCTATAGCTCCGTTTCCGATGTCTCTTATATTCGTGATTTTTCTGCGCGTTCCGGTGTAAGTCGTGTATACTGTTCCGGCGTTCCAGCTGGTAGCTGTACACAGCTTTCCTTTGATATCCACGCAAGTGTTTCCCATGATTCTCAACGTGTGTTCGTTGGTGTTGTTGTAAGCTCCGTTGAAATCAATGTATCCATAGGTCGAACCGCTGTATCCTCCAGTGATTTCTCCATAGCTCATTTTTATCCACCAGTCTCCATTTTTCGCCTCGAAACTTCCCTGACAACTTGCACCTTTCATGGTTACATATCCAGATGCCGTGAGCGTAAAGTTTGTGGAACTGATGCTGATTCTGTTCGACTTAATTGAAATAGAGCCAGACTCTGCACTGATCTCTGAGGAAATTTTTCCTTTTGACACTCTCAGCTTGATAGCATCCGCATTGACCTGGATACTACTTTTCAGTGTATCCTCTGCTTTTTTCGCTCTTGTGACTTCCGCCGTGATATCGTTGGCTGTCAGTTTCAACTGAGACTCAGTATAGGCCGCCGCATATCCCATGATTTCCACGTCTGTGATGTATACCGTTGTATTGGCCACGTTATTGTAGAAATATGTGTAAAAATATGACGGTGTTGCAACATTCTCAAATTCAAATGTTTTCCAGGATGTGCTCAAGTCTCCTGCATTTGTATAGTGTGACGTTCCATCTATTGTTACTCTGATTCTGGCTGTTTTCTCCTGCCCTGATGCACAGGCCGCTTTGAACCTTACTCTGACTTTTCCCTTTTTGTCGAACGGTTTCTGATACCACCGTAGATAATAGGTGCTAGTCGTGTTCGTGATCTGAGCACATGATTTTCCGGAAAACGTGTTCTGTGTGACCTGTGTATTGTTAGACCGGTACCAGCCAGTGAACTTATCTTCGCTATCTGAAAAAGATCCGTTTGTGCAATAGTTATGACTGTTGCTCTCATACATCTCAGATACCTGCTGAGTGATCTTTCCGGCCTCTACCGTGATTCTTGCGTCCACATCGTCAATCAGTTCTTTCACGTTTCTTAACACCCGGATATCCGTCAGATAGATCTGCTGTCCGGATGAGCCAGTAATAGAAAGATAAAAGGATCTTGTCCCGGCGCTTGTGTAGGTAACGGTTCTTTTCAGTGTGTACCATTTATCACAGTTTACCGTTGACAGGTACTGTGAGATTGTATTTCCGGAAAAGCCAAAATAACAATAGCTCGGTTTCTTTCCAGTAGGCGTGTACACCTTAACCTCTATCTCATAGGTGCCTGCCGGCAATGTTCCCAGGCTCTGCTGGATTGATGCTGTGTTTCCGTCTGTTTTGGTCATCAGGATGGCGTTCATATTCCCGGCTGTGCTCTTTGCCACTGTGGCATTGGCCGATGCCGTGAACTTTGAAGCATCCAGGCTCTGATTGTCTCCGCCTTTGATATAATCATACCGGTTCGTGATGCTTTTCTGATCCGTAACCGCCAGCTGTATCTTGTCCTCTACAGACTTGATGCTGGTTGTAATAATTTCTTTCACAGCGGTTTCCCGCTTGTCTGTATAATCATTGGCATTCTTTGTGGCCTGTGAGAATTTCCCCTCCAGTTCGGATTTATACTCAACCGTCAGCTTTTCTGAGCTGACAGAGTTGGCCGTGATCCGTTCGCCTATAATCTGTCCGTCCAGTGTCATTCCCACTGTGTACGGTCCTGCATATCCGTTGTGACTGCCTCCGATGCCCTCCTTGTTTATCTGCAGAATCTTTGTGGCCTTTTCTTTGCTCGGAGCGTCCATGTACAGCTCTCTGAGCCAGAGTCCATTTTCGTCAAATTCTTCCAGGTGGTATCCTCCGGCTGTTCCTGTCATTTTTGCTGTCAGGTTATCAATGGCCGTCCGGATCTCCTGATTCTGGATTTTCCGGCGTTCCTCAGCCGTTGCTGTGACTCCGGAATAGATTCTGCTCTGCTGCTCTGTATAGGTCAGCTTTCTGTTCTCTCCCAGTGTCAGTGTTGCTCCGTCTGGTTTCTGCAGAGGAATCTGCATCTCCATGACCGGAAAAACTCTGTTCATTCCGTATGGCTTGGCTCTGCATTGAATCCGGTCTCCGCACTCAAAAGCATCATAGTCACTATCCATCATGGACAGGTCTACCGCCGTCAGTTCCAGTGTCAGATTCTCAAACTGGTTATCCTCCAGCCACTCTTTTCCTTTTCTGAGCAGGTTTGATGGTTCTGTTACGTCCTGCCAGGTGTTAGTTATCCACACCCACCCAAAGTTTTCCACAGCACTCTGGTTATAAATGTAATTTGATCCGCCGTTTACGCTGGTAATATCCACATATTTCTCCAGGGCGTCAATCTCTGACTCTCCCTCCAGGCGTGCGCCCAGTGGAATCAGCGCTGTGACAATGTTTTCCGCCGTTCTGCTCAGTGAGTAGTCCAGCATATTCAGTCCGAACTCAATCGGCTGGCTGCAATACTTTCCGTATTCTTCCAGCGTTATCCAGTCCAGATATAGCTTGTCATTCTCATGCCTGAGTTTCAAATATCCTCCCAGTTTCTCCACCAGTTTCTCTCTGATCGCTTTCAGCGTGTTCTCAAAGTTGGTGTACCTGTATAGGGAATCGTTTGCATCTGTAATGGTCACTTTTCCCAGATAGATCTTTTTTCTATCCTCTACCTGGTTGTTGTGAATATCCAGAAACGTCTCCAGCATCTGCCGTGGTGTCATATCATGGTACTCAGCCTGCGGCTGTATGGAGTCCGCCAGGAAACTCATTGCGCCGGCGCAATAGACATTTTTGTTTCTGTAACGGTCTATTTTGGGCTGTTTCCGGACCTCTCCGTAAAATATTTCTGTTGTATCCCGGAACACACTGACCATGCTGCTCCGGTTCTTGATTTTGTCATACAGTGGATTGTTTGGCGGCACCAAAAACTCAAAGGTTCCCGCATATCCCGTCTGCAGGTTTAGCGTTGGATTGGTCAGTACCGCCTCTTTATCTCCTGGATAGTAGAGGGTCTGACCGTCCATTTTAACTTTATACAATTACAGCGACCCCCTCCTGTACCGGATCGTGAGTGTGCCCGTTCCAGTGAAACTGAGCACCACGTCCTCTGTATTGACTGTGATATCCGCAAAACGGTTCTTTCCTTTCATCAGTGTGTAGGTTTCCCCGTTCGCCGTCATTTTGAGTCCGGCCGATCCCAGAACGCTCACGTATATTGTCGGAACGAACGGCATCTGATCCGGAACGATAGTGTACGTCTTTGTCTCTCCGGTTCTTACCGTGATTTCCGTACCATCGTCTATGATTCCGGTCTCAAAATCAAACGGATCCCACAGCCAGTCCTCTGTAGAATCCGCCACATTGTACTTGTATGGATCAGCTTTCGGAATGGCCAGTGTGAATGTGCCTATCTCCCTGTTTCTGTCAAACCCCTGGATAGACGCTCTGCCTGTCCAGTAGAATCCAGAGTCATTGTCAAAAATAACCTTGATCTCTCTGCCCTCTACAAGATTTCTAAGGTCTGAGATAAAAATATCCCAGTTATCTCTTGGTTTCTTACCGCCCAGCTCAATGCTGATCGGACGGTTTTTGAATATGCGGCGGCCCGTGATGGCTTCTGAGAAATCCAGAAAGCCATCCGCTCCAGGCACGTCCACATAATAGTTTTCCTGTTCCACATCTCCAATATAATCATTGTTTCCTATTGCCAGTCCCCAGTCATTCAGAGTGTGGAATCTTTCGCCGGTGGCCACGATCTCAATCGTGGCTCCGTTTGTAATTGCGTCCATTATAGGAATCCTCCCTCCTCTGCCAGGATACCCAGCTCTCTATCCATATCTCTTGCCAGTTTCGCTGCTACACCTCCGGTATCCCATTCGATGTTTAAGCTCTTGGCCAGGTATGGCAGATACTGAGCCAGCAATGATGTGATATTCATGATGGCGTTTGTCTGTTTTGCGTTGCTCTGATCCATCATTGCGTTTGCATTGATGGTCATGTCTTTGCTCACGCCCTCGATTGCATCAGCCACCACTGATTTACTCTTTTCGATGCCTTTAGCTAATCCCTGCATAAAGTCCGGCATCCAGGACTCATACTCTGTCAGTGGTCCCTCGTCAGGCACTGAGAAATGCAGAAATGAGCGGATTGTAGATGCCACGTCTGACACGGCATCTCTGACTCTGCCAATGGCGTTCCTGATTCCGGAAACTATTCCGTCTATGAAATCTCGTCCCCACTGTACCGCCTGGCTTGGCAGTGATGTGATAAAGCTGATTGCTGACCAAAATCCGTTCCGCACAGTTGATCCCAGGCTGCTCAGTGCGTTTCCAATTCCGGAAACCATATTGTGGAACGCCTGCACCGCTGATTCTTTCAGATTCTGTGCGGTTTGAACCACACTGCTCTTTAAGTTTTCCCAGCTGTCGTGCGCGTTCTGCTTCATTTCCTGCCACTTCTGGTATGCAGATTCTTTCAGGTTCTGGAACGCCTGAATTGCGGAATCTTTCAAATTTGTTGCGGTTTGAACCACAGAATTTTTCAGATTTTCCCAGGTATTGAGTGCCGTCTGCTTTATCATGTCCCACAAACTTGACAGGGTGCCCATAAATCCTGTAACCAGAGTGACCACATGAGTGACCAATCCCTCTGCAAATGATGTGACCACCTGCTGTATTCCGGACCAGATTTGTGATGCAGCGTCCTGGATATTCTGCCAGATATTTTGTGCATCTGACGCCAGCTGACCAAAATCTCCCGTTACCAGGTCGATCAGCAAAAGCACCGGTGCAAGTATCGTATTTTTCAGTAATTCCCAGGCTCCTGATGCAATCTCCGTCAGGCCGGACCAAATGCCCTGCAGTGTAGTGACTGCATTCTGCCACAAATCTTGTATGGTTGTTACGATTGATGACAGCACAGGGTTTTCCATCATGGACTGCCAGATTCCTGAGAAGAAATCAGCCACCTGCTGCCAGATTCCTGACCACCATTCCGGGATGCCCTGGAACCATGAAACCACGCTCTGCCATGCCTGCGGTATTGTATCCGTAAAGAATGAGCAGATTGACTCCCAGATCTGAGAAAAGAAATCTCCGACCTGCTGCCAGATTCCTGACCACCATTCCGGGATACTTTGGAATTTTGCCACCAGGCTGTCCCATGCCTGCGGTATCGTTTCGGTAAAGAATGAGCAGATTGACTCCCACACCTGGGAGCATTTTTCTTTCACTTTTACCCATAAATCTCCGAACCACTCCGATATAGCGCCCCAGTTTTTCACAATGGCTATAATTGCAGTAATTGCTGCAGCTACACCAGCAATGATTCCGATGATCGGCCCCAGTGTTGCCACGCCTAACATACTTACAATGTTTATCACGGCCAATATGGCAGGGGCTAAAGTGGTAAAGGCGGCAATCACAGCCCCCAGTATAACCACAAAATTTTGTACCGGTTCTGGTAATTTCCCGAAAAACTCTCCTATCGTTTTTATTCCGGAGGCAATCGGCGGTATGATATTGTTTGCCAGGTTCATCAGTGCCTCTCCCAGAGGGACCAGGCTCTGCTCCAGCTGTCTCATGCTCGCCTCAAACGTCTGTGAGTCTGTCGTGGACTGATCGAACATATTCTCTGCTGATCCGGCCACATCATCATAGGTATTTCCCACAGATGTGAGTGATTCGATAAACTTCGCATTTCCGTCCTCGGCCATTGTACCGAATGCCAGCGCTGCTTTGTTCAGTTTGTCCTGCTGGTTCTCTGTGTTTTGGATATCCGTTACAATAGCATCAATGACATCTTTCTGTGTAGCTCCGCCCTGCTGCCACCGTTTGAATACATCCTCAACCTCTTTGCTCCAGCCTCCGGTTCCGGCCTGTACCTCCCCGGTCTTTTCATCAATTTTACTCAGGGAATCCGCTATTGTTCCATCAACCAGTCTGGTCGTGACTTCGTTAATGGCATCGTTTACCTTGTCCAGGTTATACGCTCCATTGTCCAGTCCGTTCTGCAATAGTTGGAAATACTCCTGAGCGGAATAACCGGCCTGAGCGAACTTTCCAGAATACTCTGAGAGGTTATCCCCCAGCTCGTTTGTCTTATCCAGACCATTCTGTGTACCCTTTACGATATAGTCCATGGCCTGCTGTGCCGTGAGTCCGTACTGCTCCATGAGGCTGTTGACACCTCGGAGAGTCTCATTCATGTCAATTCCATACAGCTCATCCAGTGTGATCGCCTGCTCTGTCAGATGTGTCAGCGTGGTCTCGTCCAGATCTTTCAGATTCTTTTTGACCGTTATGACTGCATTTGATACAGAGTCCATGGAGTCTCCCACTCCCTCGGCATATACGTCCTTGATGACTCCGGCTGTTTCCTCAGCCGCTTTCCCGGTTTCTCCAAAATAAGTGGACGCTTTTACTGTGGCATCTTGTGTCTCCAGAAAAGCGTCCTTTGCTTTGTCTCCTAATTCTGTTATTTTATCCCCTAGTCCAGAAATCTGATCGGCTGCCTCCATCAGCGTGCCTGCTGTGAGTGTTTTTCCCATCTTGTCCAGCTGTTCCGCTGTATCGTCTGCCTGTGCTCCCGCTTCTTTCAGATCCTGGATGAGGTTCCTGATTGCCTGTCCATCGTCAACCGTATCCAGTGCATCTGTCATCTGTTTGATGTCAGCTTTCCCGTCTGTGGCTGATCTTCCAATCTTTTCAATGGCCAGTTTCAACTGATCTGATGATGCAGATCCGTTTTTGATTGCTGTTACCAGCTTACTGCCCAGGACGTCCGCATAATCATCCACGTCCGCTCCCAGAGCGTCAAATAATTTGCTGAGGCGTTCGGTGTTCGTAGCCAGTCTGTCCTGTTCGGTATTTAATCCGTCCAGTTCTGACTGATACCGGCTCAATGTTGCCTTGGTTGCCTCAACTTCTCGCTGGAAAGCCATGTACTCCTCCTGGCCAATCTTTCCGGCCTCCAGAGCTGCTGTCACATCTTTCTGTGCCGCCTCCAGCGTGTCCAATTTGCTTGCTGTGTCTGCTATCGCATTTTTCAGTAATTCCTGTTTTTGCGCTACCAGCACCGTATTTGATGGATCTAATTTCAGCAGAGTGTTCACGTCTTTCAGCTGTGCCTGAGTATTTTTCAGCTTGTCGTTTACACCGCTTAGGGCTTTCTGCAGGCCTGTGGTATCTCCACCGATTTCAATCGTTATTCCTTTGATATTCCGGCCTGCCGCCATCCTGTTCCACCTCCTTAGAACTTGTCAAAATCCTCCTGTGTGGCCATTCTTGGATATTTGTATGAATCATTCTGTTGCTCAGTAAACATATCCATGACCATTCCGACCGTAACCAGATCCAGATCCCGGATAGAGATCCCGACCTGACAGCATCTCAGGAGAAATAATGGAGTGTTTAGCTCCCGGCTACTCGGTCTAAGTTTTTTTTTGCCTGACTTTTCGTCTCCTCATTCATATTCCAGAGTTCCAGAATGGCAGGCAGGATCTGGTAAATAGAGAATGTGTTGAACTGCTCCAGCCAGTCCATAATGTCCGGCGGCACATTCTCCGGATCCGCGTGCTGTGCCATGACATACGCGATATTTTCAAACATTTCCAGGTCCTCAATCGGAATCTCGCTTGACTCCTTATCCTCTTTTTTGCCTTTCTTTTTCACAGACTTCGCAATTTTCTGCAAATCCACGAAAAGATCTCTGCGGAATTTCATCCGGTAGATTCTCGGCACCGCTGCGGACGCCTTGAACTCCACCTCTCTGCCATCAATTTCCACCTTTTTTCTCAGCATGATCTATCCCTCCTATTTCTTTGCTTCAGCTGTCTGTGCCGCCTCGCTTGTCACGGCAACCGGCTCATATACTTTGTTGTACCAACCTGTATATGTTCCATCTGCTGTGTCCGGTCCTGTCTGTACTTTTACCAGACCGTCTTTTCTCGGACTGTTTGTGATAGTCAGTGTCTCTGTTCCAGGGTCTACTGTCTCCTCTTTTGTCTCGGATGCAATAGACGGTCTTGTGCATGTGCAGTTATATAAGCATCTGCGGATTGCTTTCACGTCTCCATCAAACTCAAACAGCAGAGCGAACGGATTTGTTGTTTTGTTCGCATTTTCCGTCAGAACACCATTTTTATCCTGTTCCTCATTGAGAATTTCCACGCGGAACCAGCTCGGAATGAGTGCCATTTCCAGGTCTCCCTCATATCCGTTGTTTGCGCTTGTCACATAGTACGCAATTCCGTCCGCGTAGAACTTGGAAATCTCTCCCTGTGCGTCCAGGCTGATGCTGACCGCTCCAGGAATACTTTTCGGAGTATCATACGTGTATGTAGTAGCTCCCTCTGTGGTCTTTTCTGTCTGCTTGGCCACATGAACGTTTTTAATGTTGTACTTGACTTTGTTCTCTGCTCCAGTCATTTTCTATACCTCCATTTCATATAATGACTCCCACATTTTCTCCGACTCCAGCCATTCAGATGCCGTCTGTTCCCAGGCAATGCCATATTTGTCCAGGACTTCCTCCAGCTTTTTCTCCAGCTCCCAGTCTTTGTCATCTGTGTAGAGTTCAATATCCAGTTTCGTTATCTTTTTGTATGTCTTGCCATCTGCGAAAAAATTATCTGTTCCCGGTGTTAGCCATACAACAATAGGGAGCGGGATGTCCTGCATCTCTTTCTGTGTGAAATGATGATATCTGAACGGGATTCCCATTTCTCCCAGCATCTGCTCAATCTGATCTTTGGTCATAGTCTCGTCCTCAGCTCCTTTTCTAGCTCATCTACTGCTGCCTCCTCTGCAGTTGCAATATGCACTATGGCCTTGGTTCTTCCGCCACTTCGCTTCTGGTGGCCTTTTTCCAGGAGATGTGTCAGAGCGTATTCCGGTTTTTCCGCATGGACAACCATTGTATGTTTTGTCCTTTTGGTCTCTCCCGTCCCATAGGTCCATGATGCTGCATAGTCTCCTGTCAGCTTTGGGGATGTTTTATTCAGCATTTTGGCCGTGTCCTCGGCAACTTCCTTGGACACTTTCTCGACTTCCAGGCCGACTGCCACGCCATAATCATCCAGCTCTTTCATGACAGCCTTGGCCAGATCTCCAATTTTAACCGCCACCAGAATCCCTCCCGTCTTTGAATGGGTGCACCAGTTTTTCCAGTGACAGGTACAGCGCCGGTGGTTTCGTGTCGTACTTCGGCTGTACCTGCTTAATCTGATAATGTCCAGCCCGGTCTTTCATCTCTGACTCGTCAAATGTCATGTTATCCCATAACCAGTCCGTCTCATTTTCCAGAATAATCACATCGTTGACCTCGATCTGCTCCGCATCCAGTATCTCCAGTGGAACTGCCAGGAGCTTATCCACCTGGTTTCCGGCCGTTTGCGCCTGCCAGTATCTGGTCACGCCTACCGTCCTGTTTCCAAAACGTATATGCTCCAGTTTTGTTCTAGTCAGACTCCGTTCGTCTGCTTCACAGATCGTCAGCAGGCCATCTCCAAAATTTTCAAAATGCTTACTGCTGATCCGCGGCATATCCGTCCACCTTTCTGTCTATCTGCAGAGAAATGATCTCATCTCTGTAATTCTGCCAGAATTGAGGTATCTCCCCCGCTCTGGCATACATGACATAATCAAAAAGGAGCGCTTTTTCCTGAGTTTCCTCATAGAAATTGCACTCCCCTATTTTTCCGCTTATGGCAGCCATTCCTCTTTTGACCATGCCCCTCATCTTCTCATCTCCCAGGGAATCATCCCAGGTTATCTCCAGATAATTTTTGATCTCGTTTAGGAGCTTGTTGTCTTTATCGTCTGCCATAATTCATTTACTCCTTTGTCACTGTTACTTTGTAGCTCTTTGTCTGTGCTCCGTCAGTCACTTTTACAGTCACAGTATTGGAACCCTCGGACCAGTTTGCTGCTGCTCCATTTGTCACTTTCACATCTCCCACCGTGATCTCAATTTCCGCTGTGGAACTTGCCGGTACCGCTGTGATTGTGTTGGACGCATTCTGTGTGGTTGCTGTGTATTCTGTGGTTCCTGCTGCAAATGTCGGAGACAGTTTCAGTGCACCAACTTTCAAATCTGCCAGTGTTGCATCATCTGTCTTTGCTTTTTCTGTCTCGCTTACAACCTTAAAACGTAACGGCTGGAGATCCTTGATATCCAGAACCTGGAAAGCATTGTTATCCAGTGCGAAACCATGAGCATACAGCTTGATGAGATATACTCTCTCATCTTCCAGGAATCTGTATTCGTCAGAATATTCAATTTTTCCATTTTTAGCCATTCCAACGCCCAGGAAATACTTGGTTGCCATTCCATATACTGCCTTTCCCTCCGGAACAGCTGCGCTCTGAATGATTTCAGCGTCCACTGGGAGCACAGATGCATAGATTCCATCCGGAGTCAGCATCCTTGTGGCCGGGAGCACTCTGCGGAAATAATCCACCGGATTAACCAACAAAATGAGGCTTGTGACAGTTCTTGCCTGTCCTTTGTCGTTTCTGGCCATGATTGCTGTAACATTTCCCATCTGTGTCATGTCCAGTGCAGTCATTTTGATAGCGTTTTTGTCCGGATATTTTCCGCCTGTCACAACAACGCCCTCTCCGACCTGTTTCATCATACCGATTGGCTCATCTTTTCCAGTTCCCTGTACAATACCGTACTCCAGCCCGTTTGCCAGTGCCTCATAGAGCACCTGACGCACGTATGTATCCAACCATGTCGGTCCTAAATCCAGCATAGCCTTGGAAACCGGCAGGAATGCGCTCAGTTTTTCCTGTGTTACATCTACCTCTTTGAATCCAGAGGTCAGCTCCTCGATGATCTTGGCTGTCAGCTTGCCCCATGCTGCTTTCTGCTCGCCGTTTGTATTCATCATCATTCTTGTCAGACCTGTCACTGTGGTTGCGTTCAGCTTGGACAGGAGCGGGTGGCTTGTCTGGAGTTCATCAAAGACAGAATCAATGATTGTTTCCGGCATAACCACCTCAACGTCATTGAGCGCCTGTTTCGGATCTGTGGATCTCATAGCCTCAATGATTTTCTCATAATACTGTTTTTCCTTAGAGGTCAGCTGGCGCACACCTCTCTGTGCCAGGATTGTTGCATCCTGCTCCACCAGCATCTCTTTGGCCTGCTCCAGAACATTGTCCTCAATCTTCTGGCACAGCTCAGTGAACGCCTCACTGAATGCTTTTGCATCGTCATCTTTGATGGCCTGATTCATTTTTTCAACGATCTTGGCCTTTTCCATTGCTAATACGTCTTTATTCTTCATATCAGTTCTCCTTTACATATTTTGGAATAATTTTGCTAACTGGTTTGTGAGTTTCTTTTCTTCCGGCTCTGGTTTTGGAGTCGGTACCGGAGGTTTTGGTTCTCCTCCCTGCTGCCGCATAGACTCCAACTGTTCCCGGAATGATTTCTGCTGTGCAATCACACCGGACAGCTGCTGCACGCGGCTCATCAGTCTCTGCTGTACATCCTTATCATCAGCCTGGTAGCTGTCTACCCGGTCAATGAGGCCGTATTCCAGAGCTTTCTCCGGTGTTAGGAATGTTTCTGCCTCCATCATGTCAATGAGCTGCTGTTCTTCCAGGTTTGATTTTTCCAGAAAGATCTGTCTGTTTGACTCCATGAGCGTATCCAGATCATCTGCTGCTTTTCTGAGTTCTTTGGCGTTTCCATCCACACTCATCCACATATTGTGAATCAATGCAGATGTTCCCAGTCCCATGACGCGCTCATCACACGCCTGCAGGATCAGGAACGCTACGCTGTAGGCAACTCCATCCACATATCCAACCTTTTTGCAGTTCTTCTGTTTCAGCTGGCTATAGATCGCCACGCCCTCTTTGACAGATCCTCCGTTTGAGTTGATATGCAGCTCAATGGTTGCTGTATCAGGAATGGCTGCAAGCTGCTCCCGGAAATACTTTGCAGATGTCTCCGATTCCTCATAGCTCCATGTGCTCCAGTTAAATGTGCCGTATGCTGTCACATCGTCATAGATGTATAATTTGTGAGTATCGTCCTCTGCTTTCTGAAAACATACAAATACTTTATCCTGTCTTGGCATTCTTCCCACCTCCTTTCTGCTGTTCTTCCAGGATTTCCTGGATAGTTGAGTAGTTTTTCGTGATGAAATGCTGGTCTGCCCAGTCCTCATCTATCGGAATCTCTCCCAGTGCTCTCAGAATCATATTCACTGTATAGATTCCGGAGCTGATGAGCTTGTCTGCTGATGTTGCAATGTCGAACATATCAATATGTTTGACTCTCATGGTGTCGATCTGCAGCTTTGTCCCTTTCTGTATCCCGTTTTTTCCAATCCTCTTGCGGTTAATCTCCTGCATAAGCATCTGTGCAAGCGGGTCCAGACAAAACGTCAGCATCTCGTCCACTGCTTTCTCTGTGTCCTGCACGTCTCCCTTGGCCAGTGTAGGCGGCATGGAGAATCCTCTGGCCGTGAAATCAAAAATATCATCATACTGGCTTTTGATATCCCGGCTGGTTCCCTCACTGTAAGTCTTTGAGCCAATGTCTGTGTATGAATATCCCTCAAACAGTGGCAGGACAGCGTTTGGGCTTTCAAAGAATGACTTAAAATACTCATTCATGAGCTTTTCCAGTTTCTCATTGAACAATTTATCACTCTGAGCCATTGCCGAAATGTTCAGTGTTCCTCTGCTGCCTCTGCTTTTGAGATACGATTTTGCAGAATAATCAATCAGCTTGCTGTATGAGTCATACAGGTTCTGTATGATCCGGTTTACGTTCTTGTTGTTGAGTGTCCAGTGAAGCACGTCTGAACTTCGGAATGACCGCGAAAATGTGTAATCATCCACCTGCACATTGGTATAAGTGTCTCCATACAGTGCATTTTTCGTCACGGAAAAATCATCAGCCACCAGGAGCTGTCCGTCATAGCTCTCTACTATCAAAAGCTCATTGTTCCGGAATAACTGCTCCATGGCCTTTGATAGAAATTCTGCTTTGTTCTGGTTGCGGTTCGGTTCGTAGTTCCAGAGATAATATTCATCTTTGAACAGTTCCTCTCCCTCGTAAAACGTGCGAAATTCACATTTTGTCAGAGCGTTGGCAATCTTTCCTACACAAGTCCAGAACGCCAGCTCTCTCAGACAGATTTCTGTTACTGCATCACGGACCTGCTGATCTGCAATTTCCACAGATGATACCCGCTGCACATCTTCTCCCGGTTTTTCTCTTGCCTTGAATAGCTTTCTGAGACTTAATCCCATGTCAGTTTCCTCCTTTCTGCGCTAATATGTGAATACGCCCAGATCCGGCGCGCTTACGCTCTGAGCATACGGCAGGTCATCCTCTACCGTCATAGATGCGGCCAATGCCATAAATGGGTCTGTCTTTCTTGACTTTGCCTCAATCTTTGCATATACAAAGTTTCCAATATCGGCATCATCTTCCTTTCCCGGTTTCCGGCCGTATCTGACCATCTTTGTGTTATTTGTTGCCCAACGCAACACCGGGTTATCTCCCCACACGAAATAGTCATTTGCAAAACAGCTGTCTATAACCGGCGCAACTTTCATGATGTCTGACGGTCTTACCAGTTTTAGGTTTTTGTACACTTTTGCATCAAAACCAATGTTCTGCAGATACTTGGCCACCAGAGCATAACGGAAATCATCTATTGCCATTTTCTTGATCGAATAGTATTCCATCTGAGTTGCAATATAGTCCACGATCAGCTCCGGGTGGATTTCCACATCATCAACCAGTGTGATATGTCCCTGATCCGCCCATTCTTTCCATGGTGCCTTTATTCTTGGCAAGTCTTTTGACTGCAGGCAGAGCCAGGAATGGTTTAGATCATACCTGGTATCCACGTCTCTGAAATGGAGATTGACGGAAATCATATCAGTGACTTTTGAGAAGTCGATGCCACAGGTGCACATTCTTCCCACCAGATCATCTACCGGTACAGGTCTGTTAGTGGCTTTGATTCTTTCATAAGCACACACTTTGATCTCGCTGGAACCGTCTGGGAGGTTCATTCTCTTGGTCATGAATGCCGTGAACTTCTCAGGCCGTTTCAACCAGTCTCTGTATTCTTTCCGGATCTCCTCCATGAGATCCGGCAGGTATCTCAATGATGGGTTAGCCTTTTCCCAGTTCTTCTCATCGTGTACCTCTGCCTTGCTGTCCAACCGGCAGATAAACGGTAGTAGGCCGTTGTCTGGTTCTCCTCCGAACAGGATTCCCTCTGCTGTCTCCAGCAGATCATCCAGCGGTAAAAATGCACCGCTCTGTGCCAGCTGTCCGAAATTATTCCAGCTTGCGGTATAGATTAAATCTACACCGCCGGTGGTCAGCTGCAGC